GACAACGGGAATGAGCAGTATAAACATGATCCATCCAATAACCATTCAATGGCATCCCCACTTTAATAGGAGTGGTACGCCAATTGAAATTATGGTTGGGGGAGAAATTCCAGACTGTGGACATAATGTACTGCCCAAGGGGGGACCCTACCACCGTCCTCACTTTATCAGCTAAATACTTGCGAGGGGGCAAAGCTTCATCTTTCACTGAAACATGAGCGACAGGAGCCAAGAGTGGGGCTATCTCAAATGTTCTCCGCCAGAGCTTCTTGAAGTTCGCATAACCCATAGTGGAAATGAATTTCCAACGGGAATATTTCTTCCTGGGATTTTGAGGATCACGCATGAATGACCCTAATGCATACTTCTTTTCCCACATCTTAATGATGTAATTCATTGGTGTAATCCTAGAGTGCCTAAAGATATCACCAACTAAGAACCAAACATCCTCGACATCTATGTCGGGATAGTCATACTGGGGGCTTTTGAAATAACGAGCAATTGAATCGAGTTCATTTTGCGGAGTTCTATACTCTTCACTGCGCCTGAACTCAACCGCTTTTACGCGAAGCGGGTCTAGGGCATGATCCACGTAAACTTTGCGATTGTGAATGCCTTGATCCCAATCAGTGCCAGTGACAAGCCAGTCAGCATAAGCACTTCCAGTTGCTAATCGGGACGGTTGGGCAAGGTTCACATTAATGGGCCATCCTGCATCTGCCATCAAGGACAAGGTCTCCTCAATGTGCTCCACGTCATAAGTGCCTTTCCCACCCATGAGGTAATGAGGAAGTCCCAGATCAGCCACAACCACAGCCAGTTTTGCCACAGTGTTGGTCAAAACAGGGACAAAACCTTGGCCACGTTTTGAGGGATGGAAACCCCCACGAGTGAGCCATTTCCTAGACACAAAATTATATTCAATCAAGTAGTTTGTTATATCTACAGCAATTGAGGCACACCACCATTCTGCGTACTTGAAAAACTTTGGAGAGGCCATGGCAAGCAACTTCTTTCCAAGTGCGAACAAGAAAGACAGAACAAAAATAATGCTGTGAGGGGACAGGACAAAAACTGAAACTGAGAACAGAACATAGTATCTAAAAAGGGTTGCCAATCTCTTAATGGGTTTTAAATAAACCACAATCAGTGAATTCAGCAACCACAAAGAACAAAGCAGCATCAGATGAGGTCCAGGAAGGAAGTCATCATGAACTTTCAACATAAAAGAAGACCATGCCAAAGACGTGATCTTATAATAGTTGTCAGTTGTGACACCATTCCCAAGATACTTCTTCAGAAGTACGGTTTGAAATTGAGCACTCAACCTCACATCATCCACATCAAATGCAGCTATCACCCAGTCGAAAGGAATGCCC